TGGATTGACGACGGGGTGCGTATCCCGATAGACTACTGGACTTGACAACCGAAAGGAGTAGGTGTAAGATGAATGACATGAACGTAACGTTACTGACTATGAAAGCAGCCGCTGCGCGCATGGGGATAAGCACACCGACCCTCTACCGAGCCGTAAACAGCGGCAAGGTAAAGGCTGTTCGTACCCCAGGCGGCGTGCGGCGCATTCCTGAGAGCGAAGTGGAACGCTACTGGTCAGAACAAAACCTGCACCTGGAGGGTGACGATGGCGAAACAGAGTAAGCGAGATAGGCTACGCAGGCTGAACATAGGATGCTGCCCGATCCACGGAATAGGGATGCCTCAAGTTGGCGACAGCGAAACCTACCAAGGGAAGATGTATGTCTTGGTCGGATGTCCAAGGCGAGACTGTGCAATCTTGGCGTATGCCGAAGGCTATAACGGGCCGTGGCGAATACACCCAGACTTCGAGAACGTCATCAGCGAAGCGCCGGAAGACGATCAATGAAACAGCAGAAGCTAAAGTGTTGGCTGACAAAGCCCGTGGCTTGGCTAAACGTGAGTTTGACTTGATTGACAAGACTAGACCAACTTACAACTCTGTTTATGCAATGGTTGAAAATGGCGGTGCTGATACTAAAAACTTTATTCAAAATAATGTGTTTAGTTCTAAGAATCAAGACTTTGCCAAGATGATTGATTTAGTTGGCGACAATCCACAAGCCATTCAAAACTTGAGGGCTGGCACTTTAGACTACATCATTCGTAATTCTACTGATGCAAGCGGAAACTTTGCTACTGGTAAATTTGCAAAAAGCATTTCTGATTTAGATGTAAACAAAAAGTTAGATGCTTTGTTTGGCGCAGAGGAAGCTGGCCGTTTACGCAAGATTGCCAACGCTGGTACATTGATTGAAGCTAGACCTAAAGGCGCTTTTGTCAATGAGTCAAACACAACGGTTTCTGCGGGACAGATGGCTAAAAATTATCTTACGGGTGTATTAGAAGAAATACCTGTTGTGGGATCAATTGTCAAACCAGCAACAAATCTTTATATGCAAAACAAAATGAAAAAAGAAATGAAAGAGTCATTGCGCCCTGCCGCTGGCACTAAACTTTCTGATGTAGGCAAACCCCAAACACCCGTAAAAATTGATTTGTCGGGAATGGCTAAAAAGGATTAAATATGGCAGTCAATCTTGCACCAATCGGTAACGGTTTTCAATTCTTTACCAACACAGGCATTCCCCTTAATGGTGGGTATATCTACACCTACCAAGCTGACTACAGAAGAGTACAACGAGATGTTGCGTATAGCCAACAAGGAGATGGATCTAGAGTCTGAGGTCATGGCTGCAATAGATGTTGTCAAAGAAGACAAGAACCCAGACAATCTAATCTTTCACCAGAACGTGGTTAAGAAAGTATTTAGTGATGTCTTTGAAGGGGCTAAGAGAAAGCTCATGGAAGACAGTATTTATTCTGATGCTATCAACAAACGCATTGCTGACAAAGCACAACGATTAAAGCAATTTGGACAAGGAGCTAAATAATGGCATTTAAACGACGAAAACTATCAAGTAAAGCCTCCCGCAAAAATTTCCGCCGCGGAGCGGGGACCCATAAAAAAAATGTATCCAAAACTCCAATGCGGGGCGGCATTCGGCTTTAAAACCAAAAAAAAACCCAGGGCCGGCGGGCCCTGGGTAATTACGGAGTCAAGCAATGCCTTGCTTTCAACCCCTAGAAGCTTTCCGTTTACCCGAGAAGCTTCCTTCCGGCAAACACAAAATAACATTCGGCCGTGACCGAATCTACGTCTATGACGTTGCTAAAAAATTAATTCTACCTTGCGGCCAATGCATTGGCTGCCGCCTTGAAAAATCTCGCCAATGGGCAGTCCGTCTCATGCATGAATCTCAAATGCACGACCGCTCATCATTTCTCACTCTCACTTATCGCGACCTCCCGAAGGGAGGTTCTTTAAATATCCGCGATATACAATTATTCCTTAAAAAACTCCGCAAAAGCAGAGGATCTACGAAGTTACGCTTCTTCCAATGTGGAGAGTACGGTGAGCTCACCGCACGACCCCATCACCACATGATCCTCTTCGGCGAGGACTTCTACCGAGACCGTAAACAAATTCCAGATTCTCAATCTGGCTTTCCCCAATACAACTCTCAAGAACTTGAAGATCTCTGGTCTCATGGTCTCTGTACAATCGGCGATGTCACCTTTGAATCCGCCGCATACGTAGCTCGCTACGCTCTAAAAAAAATTACCGGCGAACTAGCCGAAAACCACTACTCCGGGCGTAAGCCCGAATACGTGACTATGTCACGTCGACCAGGCATCGGTGCATCCTGGCTCGAAAAATACGGATTTCCAAATTCGTATAACCACGACTCCGTCGTCATGCGTGGCATCGAGATGCTACCGCCACCTTTCTACGATAAACTGCTTGAAAAAGCGGACCCTGCTCTGTACAAGAAAATTAAATCAGAGCGGCGGCCTGATGTTGATTTCGACCAAAATCCAAACACAACATCTACTCGCCTCATGGTCCGTCGGACTGTTAAACAGCTGACAATCAAAAACGCACTTAAACGAGGTATCGAGTGAAACTATTCTGCGTACGCGACACAAAATCTAAAGTCGCGCATACTCCATTCTTTCAAAAAACATCCACGGATGCTCTCCGTGGCTTCCAACTTGCCGTCAACGACGAGCAAACGATGCTCGCTAAATTCCCTGAGGACTTTGTCCTTATGGAGCTGGCAACTTTCAACGACGAGTCTTTAGCACTCGACGTCTACACAGATCCTGTTAAACTAGCTCGAGCAATCGATTACAAACAAGAGCCCCAAAAAGGCACATTGATTTAAAATCAACCCGGTAGTTTCGGCTACCGGGTTTTTTCATTTAAAAGGTCAAAAATGGCACGTAACTCTGCTGGCTCTCATTCTCAAACTCACTTTTCTAAAATCCCTAGCGTGCAAATGCAACGCTCACAATTCGACCGATCATTCGGTACGAAAACTACCTTCAATGAAGGAAAACTCATTCCTATCTACTGCGACGAGGTTCTCCCGGGAGATACCGTTCGTGTAAATATGTCGCATCTCACTCGGCTTTCTACGCCGATATTTCCATATATGGACAACGTCTATATGGACTTCCACTTCTTCTTCGTCCCTTGCCGTCTTGTCTGGCACAACTGGGAAAAATTCAACGGAGCGCAGGATAATCCTGACGACGAAACCGACTATCTTATCCCTCAACTTACTTCACCTGTCGGTGGCTTCCCAGAACTCGGCAACTTCGACTATCTTGGTCTCCCCACAAAAGTCGCTTATGCATTTCAATGCAATGCTCTTCCTCTCCGCGCGATCCATCTGATTTGGAACGAGTGGTATCGCGACGAGAATCTTCAGGACTCAGTCATCGTCACCAAGACCGACAGCACTGAGGGCGCGGCTCTCTATAACGATCTTCTCCCTCGCGGAAAACGCAAAGACTACTTTACTTCCGCTCTTCCATGGACCCAGAAAGGTCCATCAGTCACTCTTCCACTCGCCGGCACTGCTCCGGTTCTTGGTATCGGACCTGCTTCTCAGAATATCGGCACTACATCTGGTCCTCTTCGTTATTGGTCAAATAACACGTCAATTACAGGTGGCTCTGCTTCTAAGATCGATCCCGGCAACGCCTATGGTTCGTATTGGGTGGATATGAATGGAACCGATGGCTCTGCCTATCCTAACATTCGAGCCGATCTCACTGCAGCGACAGCTGCTTCTATTAATCAAATCCGCGAAGCCTTCCAACTTCAACGACTCTTCGAGCGCGATGCGCGAGGCGGTACCCGCTATGTTGAGATTCTACTTTCGCACTTCGGCGTCGTGTCTCCCGACTTTCGTCTTCAGAGACCCGAATACCTTGGGGGAGGATCTTCCCCCATTAACGTTAACCCAGTGGCGCAAACTGCACCGACTGAATCAACGTCTCCGCAAGGTAATCTTGCGGCTTTCGCCACCTCTTCGAAATCCGGAATCGGATTTAACCACTCCTTCGTCGAGCACGGATATATCCTAGGCTTCTGCTCCGTTCGTGCCGACATGACTTACCAACAAGGTGTGAATAGGATGTGGACCAGACTCAGTCGTTATGACTTCTACTGGCCA